GGGATCGTTGACAGGCTACAAGAAGCTGGAGGACACCTATCACCCCGAGGTTTACAGACTTGCCCTGTTTACTTCGGGCGTAAAGGTGAAGCCCACCACGCGAAACCTTGCTGGAGAGTTTACGCTGACATTTAACTGCAAGCCCCAGCGGTTTTTAAAGAGAGGTGAAAGGGCTATAACGTTTACTACAAACGGTGCTATTAAAAATCCTACACTACATGACGCACTCCCTCTAATAAGAGCGTATGGTACGGGTACGCTTACAATTGGTGGAATAACAATAACTATAACGTCAGCTAATGGATACACGGATATTGATTGTGAGTTACAAGAGGCTTTTAAGGGTAGTGCCAATTGTAATGGCAACATAACGCTGGATGACGGCGAGTTTCCCAAATTGGTATCTGGAAGCAACAATGTGAACATGACGGTTAGTAGATTAGATATTATTCCACGGTGGTGGACTATATGATACCTATACTATTTAATGAAAATTCTACAGATTTCGCTTCAAACGGCATTGGCAGACTGTCTGATGCTATGACGTGTAACGTCACGGAAAAGCGCAATGGCGAATACGAACTTGAAATGACTTATCCAATGTCTGGGGTACATTATTCTGACATTGGAATACGCAAGATTATTGTAGTCAAACCCTCTGCCAATGCTACATTGCAAGCGTTCAGAATTTACCAGATTACAAAGCCGATAAACGGTAGGATCACAGTTTATGCTCAGCATATATCATATGATTTATCAAAGAATGTGACAATGCCCTTTTCTGTAACGGCATCAGCTACGGCCTGTGCATCCACACTCGCCAGTCTAAAGAGCAACGCGGTTGAGAGTTGTCCGTTTAGCTTTTGGACGGATGTTACCACAGTTGCAAGCTACAGTCAGAAAGTTCCGTCAAGCATACGTCAGAGATTGGGTGGTATAGAGGGCTCTGTACTGGATCAGTTCGGCGGTGAGTATGAGTGGGACAACTTCGCAGTAAAGCTCCATAAGAATAGGGGTGTCAAAAAAGATATCACTTTACGGTATGGCAAAAATATAACGGACTTGGAGCAGGAAGAAAATATAGCCAATACTGTAACAGGTGTGGTACCGTTTTGGTCAGATATGGACGGAGAGAACGTGGTCACACTTGATGAGAAGGCAGTCTATTCACCTTATGCCTCGCAATATTCAAATCATTTGACGATACCGCTGGATTTATCGTCCGAGTGGGAAGATGCACCCACGGAGGAGCAGTTGCGGAATAAAGCGAGGGTATACGTAAACAAGACAGGCTTCGGCGTACCAAAGGTGTCCGTAAAGGTATCCTTCGTAAATTTAGCTGATACGGTCGAGTACAAGGATATTTTGCCACTGGAGAACGTAAGCCTTTGCGATGAAATTACCGTGCAGTTTGAGACGCTTGGAATTGACACTACGGCAAAGATTGTGGAAACCGTGTATGATGTTTTGGCAGAGAGATACATATCGATTCAAGTAGGATCGCTTAAAAGCACTCTCGCTAGCACAATAACAGATTCAGAAGCAAACATGGCTCAGACCATCAGCGATAACACGGAAAGAATATTCTCAAAGACCAGCGATCTAATTGATAATGCTACGGCATGGCTGACTTCATCTGGCGGCTATGTTATAGCAGTGAAAAATCAGGATGGCACATGGAAAGAGCTTCTTTTCATGGATACAAATGATGTCACAACCGCTCACAATGTTCTTCGCATAAACGAAAACGGCATAGGCTTTTCATCCTCCGGCGTATCCGGCCCATATAAGCAAGGCTGGACACTTGACGGGAATATACTGATAGGCGGATCTAACGCGGCTGGATTAACGGTGTATAAAAGGGTTAACGGAGTGGACACCGTACTATTCCAGATTGACCCGAATAAGATCATATGGAATACACCGAATTCAAGTATGGCATCAGATGGCACGCTCACGCTCAACGGTGGCACGCTGAACATGGGCGGCGCGAATGATGGCGAGATCTATATGTACGATTCAAGCGGCAGAGAGCGTGGACTGTGGAATAGAAGCCGATTCAGGATTAAGGATTCAAGCGGCGACACTATATTCGAGGCGTCGGGAGACGGTCTGACCGTAGATGGAGACTTTCACACGGATCATATTGACCTTGAAGATAATACAATAATATTTGATGATGATTCGCGAATTGAGGGCGCGGGTTTTGGAAACGGCATCAATATCAATTCTAACACGGTTGTTTTTAGTGTTGACAGCGTACAGGTTACAGAAGATAGAGGAGATACAAGTGTGCGGACGGGTTGGACGGGTCAAGTTCTATGCGACGACGGATACATAAGAGACGTAATCAACGGCATAATTTGTCAATAATAGGAGGGGAAAATGATAGTACAGAACTTTGATCTCAACTTAATACCGGATTCAGCGCCTGTTGTGGTTCATGTAGATCAGTACGACCACGGCACGGGAAGACTCCGCATATCTCTCTATGAGGGAGATGTACCATATGAACCCAGCGGGACGGCACAGATACAGGGTTCAAAGCCAGATGGCAGAGGCTTCCTGTATAACGCTACACTATCGGGCAACGTGGTGACGGCGAATCTTGAAGAACAGATGACCGCAGTGGCTGGGAAAGTGCTGGTGCAGGTGGTTGCGACAGAAACCTCTGGACGAATAGGATCGTTCAAGTTCGTCCTCGATGTACAGAAGAGCGCTCTCCCGAGTGACACTGATATGTCGGAATCCGACTATCAGGCTATAGAGGAACTGATTGAAGAAGCGCATGAAGTCGCAGAGGAAGTCGCCGAGGACAGAACTGCGGCAGAGAATGCCGCCACATCAGCGGAGGATAGCGCGGAAGATTCGGAGGCATGGGCAAAGGGTACAAGGAATGGCACGGCAGTTCCGCCTACAGATCCGACCTATCAGCAGAACTCAAAATATTGGGCCGGACAGGCAGAACAATATGCACAGGGAGGGCTGAAGTTCGTTGGAACTATATACTTCGCAAGCCTTCCCACCAGCGGAATGCGGGCTGGCGATATGTATAACATCAAGGACGCATTTACCACGGATTCGAGATTTGAAGAGGGTGCGGGCATCAGATACCCCGAAGGCACGAATGTGGCATGGACTCCGAATAACAAATGGGATGTACTCGCTGGAAATATCCGCGTACTTGTCAGCATCACTCTCGAACAGTTTAACGCATTAACTCCGGCTCAGAAGAACGACCCGACTATATGGTGGTGGGTTCCCGATGCAAATAACGGCACAATGGGGGATAGCGTGTCCAGCGTGACGGCATACCCCGAACTGACAGACAAGCCGTCTATAAACGGAGTGGAAATCAACGGAGCCATGACAAGCTCTATGCTCCATCTGGCTGGAGAGCTTCCCGAGATCATGCCCATCAGCAAAGGCGGAACCGGGAATAATGCCGGGTATATTCGGACAGGACAAAAGTCAAACACAACCATAGGAAATCAAGCCACGGCTGAAGGGTCGAGTGTCACAGCAAGCGGACTGCAGAGCCATGCCGAGGGGTTTAATACAACGGCAAGTGGACAAGATTCCCATGCCGAAGGTCGCACAACTACTGCAAGCGGCTATGATTCTCACTCGGAGGGAAATGGAACTACGGCAAGCGGAAACTACTCTCATGCCGAAGGTTATGACACTACGGCAAGTGGACAAGGTTCTCATGCTGGGGGGTACGGAACTATAGCCGCAAATGGTTTTCAGACTGCTATAGGAAAGCACAACAGTAATAAATCTGACACCTATTTCGAGGTAGGCAACGGCTCAAGCGGGTCAAACAGGAGCAACGCTTTTGAGGTCTACAACAACGGCGATATCAACCTTGGCGGACAGATAAAGGTCAAAGGCACACCACTGATCAGAAGCATGGGATTCGAAATCAATGCGGTACCAACTGGCGGAAGTGTATCGATCGAAGGGCATAGCTCATACAATTTCACAGCCGTAACCAGCCAAGCAACATGGGACGATAATTTCAGCGAATATAAACCGTTTTCTATCATCTGCGCTCGAGCTGGCTCTCCGACTACGAAATATCCGGCGCTCGTCGTGAGAATAACCAGTATTAGCAAAGATTATGCAAGTACCGGGAGAATATGCATGTATGGCAGCATTTATAATGCTTCCAATAATACGATATTTGTGAGCGAGATATCGGTCAGAGTATTAGCCGTGGCTCTCTCAAGCAATCCGATGGAAGACTGGTCAGTATTAGATTAAGGAGGATAAACAAATGCCCGCAATATATCATGAAGGATCGTGGCTGGGGAATGCCACAGACCCCGAAGTACTTGTCAAAGATACCGTAGGATGGACAGGGAAGAACAGAGCCTATTCACAGACAAATAATGCGGTTATAGCGCATATAGAAAACGGCATAACCTACGATGTATCATGGGCAGGTTCGGCTACTGTTACGTTGAAAAAGAATAGCACAAGCGGC